TATGCCATATATACCAGTTGTCGTTCCTAAATCACTTTCTGCCACTAAAGTACCATCAACATAAGCGAAACCACTATTTACTAGCCTCCCTGTGTCTACAGGCACATAGGGAAGAAGATGCTGTAAAGTCGCCCTTGCCATATCACAAGCTTCGTCGTAACTTGTATCATCTACAAAGTTTCTGCACTTGTTAATAGCATCTCTTAATGGTCGTGCTTTAGGCATAGGTTATTTCCATATGGCTAAATTTCAACGTTACATCATCCCAAAAGCGATCATATCCCTTTATCTCAAAAACTCTTTCGTCATAAGAAAGATAACAGTTCGTAAGGTCAACGTCCTTGAAAATAATGCAAAGGCTTGTGCCTATTTCTGCAACACCTTGAACGCCTCCAGTGAAGGGAGCAAACCTAGAAATGCCTGTTCTTTCCTCTACATAAGCATCAAAAGAACCCACAAGCGTAGGTGTAGTTTCCTCACGCTTCCAGTTCTTTTCTCGCCTATAAATTTTTACTATTTTGTTTCCTTGGGCCATTTGTACCTATCCAAATCATAATTTGTTTGTATGCCCGGATCGACACCAAGCCTTCCTGCCTTAAGAGACCTTGCATATTCTTTATACATCTGATCATAAAACTTATACTTAGAGGTTTCTTCTCTGTAAAGAGTGCCCATTCGATAAGTCGCTTTAAACTTCTTCCTAAGAAGATTGAAAACGTTCATAGCGGCTTGTCGAACTTGATCATCAGTGAATTTTGCAAGGATAAGGTTAAGTTCATCACTAGTTAGTTCTGCAAGAGCCTGAGAACCTGTTTCTAAAAGAAGGACGCTTTCTTTCATTATAAACCTCGTGGGAGAGGGCGATTAAGCCCCCTCCCAAAGAGTGTTTTATCCAACAACGTTGTCAACAAAGCAGCCAAGATCAGTAGCAACAACCAGAGGTTTCGTCATGATCTTTCCCTCGATGCGTACTGCGTTGTTAAGATGTTCCATGATGATCTTCCTAGTCTGTACAGACTCCCTACGGAAGTTTCGATAAGTCATATGATAGCCGGCTGAGGGCGCAAACTTAGTAGGACGAGGCGGAGTATAGCCCAGGAAGACCTTCTTGGTGAGCATGAAGTCAGTAGCAGTAGTGTTGACTGCGCTAAGGACGGTAAGCTTATCGACCTCAAAGAGCCTTGCGAGCAGATCAGTAGTGATAACCTTATCGTTGGTGGTTTTCATCTTGTCCATAATCTTGGTGTTGGTCTTAAGTGCTTTGAGAACATCCCAGGTAATGATCATCTTGTTCGGCTTATATCCAGTGGTTTTGAGGATGAGTTCCATCCAATTAAGAACATAAGCGACAGGGTCAGCATCGGAAATACCATTAGTGGTAGCATCCCACTGATCATAACCACTATCCGAAAGGTCTATATTGTTCGCCCAAACACCAGTGGCAAGATAAGTGTCGATAAGGTTAGTAAGCAGAACCCTCGAAAGCCGATTCATGACGAAATCAACTGCATCATTTATCGGATCATAGGGGTTGTCATACTCATTCCTATCATCCTCAGTAACATCCTTATGGAAGGCAAATTCCTCGATGGTGTAAGCCTGCTTGTCAGTTGCGAAGTCGTCGCCAGCAGACTCAGTTGCTCCCGACCGTCTGTAAGCGTCTACACTACCAACCTTAAACCAGTCGGATTTATCATACTTTGCCAAATAACCAGTAAGCCGTGTCGTAGGAACCGCAGGGAAGATATCAAAAGCTTCAAGTGGATTATCCACCATGTAGCGATTCGCTACGTTTCTGACATATGCCGGAGCAATTACGTCTGACCAATGTGCCATTTTTTACCTCCTTACAGCAAGTCTACTTTAATCTTTGTGTTCGCCTTAGTGCAAGCCTCTAAAGCAACAGCGCGAACATGGTGAGTGCCAAGAGTGGCTTTAGTAAAAACGCCATCATTTGCAGCGGTTCCGTTAGGGGAACCTGAGCCATTCGGGGTAAGAGGATCGTAGGCAGAAATAGCTCCTACATTACCATCACAGTAAGCTTCGCAATGGCCTCTTACAATAATCTCAGACGGAAGACCTGCCGCTTTTCCGTAATAAACAACTCCCATCGCCATCTGGCCGACCTGAGTGATTACAGCGCCGTCATAACCTACGACTCTGCCCTCCTGCCCTACCAAAGTGACTGAGGGAACTACGTTTCGCTGTTCAGTATACTGTGTCCACATGATTTACCTCCTTATTAGTCGCCCAATGCGGCAGCTGCTTCAGGGTTTCTCTGTGCCCAGATTGAAGCCGCCTGTGCATAGGAAACTTTCTCGTCTTTCATGATTTTTTCAATGCCAGAAACCATTCTCTCTTCGGTTTCCTTGATGACAGCATCATCAGATCCCTTCTTCGCCCCAAGATCTTTGATGGTTTTCTGCATCTGCATGAATCTTTCAGCAATGCTATCAATCTCATCCTTGGAGAGCTTACCGTAAAAGCTCATACAGAAATCAGCTATCTTCTGATCATTGACCTTTGAGAAAATGTCCAAGGACATTTTATCTTTCTCAAGAGATTCAATCCGCTTATCCCTTTCAAGAAATTCCTTCCGAATGTCCTCAGAAAGTCCCTGATACTTCTTGTCTTCCTTGACAGTATAAGAATCCTTCTCAAGAACATCATGAGTCTCGCTATTATACACCTTTTCCTTACCATCTTTTGCAATAACAAGATTTTTTGCGGTGTTAATAACTTTCTCGTCCTTGCCAAGAAGTTCCTTGATAAGATCATCTTTCTTGATGTGCTGTGTGATAATCTCAAGAACATCCTTTGTGTCGAGCTTAGGTTCAGTTTCCTTCAGTTCCTCTTTGATAACTTCAGGAATATCTGAGTCCTTTACCAACATAGCCAAAAGCTGCAACAGCTTATCCATTTCTAATCCTCCTTTGTCCTTTTGTAAGATAAACTTCTTTTTGTTCTTTGGCCCAGCGGCTAAGCTAACCTCATCAACTCTCATTTTCTTAATTAACTTACCCATGAAACGCCTCCGTTTGTGTATGATTATAATGAAGGACTGAGAGGAAGGTTGTCAAATCAGGTATTTTTGGGGAAATAAAAAAGCCCCAGCACTTACTGGGGCAAAACCTTGAGGAGCCCAGAAAAGATGATTAAGTGTTTATGGAGTCTAGGATATACCCACCCAGGGAAAATCCTTTTATGATACCTTTATCTATTTGTTTTATCAGCTCTTTATCCTTAATAAACCATCGCTGACACCATGTTCCTTTTTTAATCTTTGTTCCCTCTATTTCTGCATCGAAGGGCATTATGTAGCTTTCAGCTAACCATGCTTCCTCAGCAACTATACGTATTGAATGTCGATAGGCAATGTTGTAAAAATCTTTATTGTACACATAGCAAGCATCTTTAACAGCTTCTTCAGTGTACTCATCACCATCAGCATCTTTTTCATTAGGTACAGCAACAATACCGAAAATTTCCCTTACTTCGTTATCTGTTGTCTTTTGAATCATTTGAAAAGGGATATCTTTCTTTACCTCCTCACCAAGGCTTAAAAGTTTCTGTGCTTTTGTCACAACTTCAGGATAGCCATATTTCACACCAGTGACTATAGCAGCTTTAAGAAGCTCCTTTGAAATATTACCCTTTTCGTCTTTAAAAGGAAATAGTCTTTTGTCATTCTCCACTAAAAGGAAACAATCCTTTGACATTTGCTTTCTTTTATGCTGTGTAGAATAGACATCATACGTCTTCTTTGGGATTGTTAGTTTCCTGCTTAGGTTTGGCATATCTGTCTCCTTCTGTTTTCTCAAAGTCTATATTTAAAAGCTCAAGCATGGCTTTCTCAAGGGTTTCTGTTGGTATAACAGCTCCAGCTTTAACAAGATCAGAGATGAATTTACCTATGTTAGAGAGTTCTCCATAGTTAGGTATTCTAAGCTTTATCTTAGGCTGGTTTTTAATACCGTTATATTTACATATCTTTGTGATGACTTGTCTGTTAAAAGTGTTTGCTATTGCTGATGCATAGCTTTCACAAGCACTAATAAAGTTGGTAGCGTGTAGCTGTGTGTTGGCGTTATTGGTAGTAGCGAAAGCACCAAGAGAGATGAAGTTTGCAAGAACGCCCATAGCCATTTCGGTGTTATAACGACCTATAATATGTGTTGTCGGAATCTCTGATCTGTTCTCACCACGAAGGATTTGAAAATCCCACCCATGAGGTTTGACGATACCTTGCTGTTGGTCTTTACGAATGTTAGATACTATATTAACAGCCCAATCAAGAGTTACGGCAACTTCCTCACTAAATGCTGGAGAATCTGGATCAGCCGCAGTAAAGTCAAATCCTTCAGGAGCAGTCATCATGGGAAGACCAGCAAGGTCACGATCAATTCCCATAGCTTCGGTGGCTTCAGTAGAAATCTTGTAGTAATAAGGTTTATAAAGGTGACGGAGAATACTTATCCCAAAAGGACTGCGATTCTCTGTAAAGAACATATGATGAACACATTTTGAATAGGGGATTTCTGCTACGCCAGCACCATGATACTGAACAACGTTACCATTAGCATCATTTATGTAATTTATGGTAGGCTGATAGCGAGGTTCAATGTCAATAAGACGAGCACCGAAACCATCAGGCTCCCATATTTCTTCTCCTAAATAATACCCGAAATAAAGGGCAGATGTAAACTCGTCTATGATTCTCGACAGGCCATGAGTAGTGTTTTCAAGCATTTCTTGAACAACTTTTGCCTCAGGACCCTCGAAATCATAAATGAGCCTTTTTAACGTTGCAGAAAGTAAAAGGACCAGACCACCTACGACAGGATCATTCTTCCTCATTTTATCGTATACTTTAAGACCCTCTGGTGGCATTAGCTCATGCATAGTCTCTAAAAGGGGTAGGCCAGTTTTAAGAGGATCTATTCCTAAATCTCCCATAACCCCAGGACGAGGCTTATTAACGGTTAACATAGGGCGTGTTGCTTTAGACACAGTTCCTTTTTGAAGAATATTATCCATTTCTTTATAAACAGTTGGCTGTTTCCATAACTTAAATATATTCATCTTTTTACTCCTAGCAAGTTGTAATTTGCAAATATCTAATGTACAAACCTTGTAAACTTACCATAAATTGTATCATGTCTTTGTGGTTTCATTAGACTTAAAAATAATGATCTTGAGCTTTTTGGTATATAACCATTCTGACATCTTATCGAAAAACTATCCACAATGCAAGATAACATTAAAGCATCAGCATGGTCCGGTGAGAAACCAATACGACCAATCAAACGTTTTTTAGGTTCTAATGCTATTTTTTCTTTTGAGAAGTCATATCGAATATTTACAAGCTCTTTCTTAAGCTCTTTAGGGGGAGGATAGGGGAAATGCAAGTCAGCAAAAGATTTCTTGAGCTTATCATAACCTTCACTACGCTTGCTGTCGTACATTTCCTCATGAAAGGCTTTCTCAGAACCTATGAAACCAATCACAGGAAACATATTCTTTTTAACAAGATTATCATAAACACCTGCACCAATACCAATGGCGTCAATAATTGCACAAAAATCTTTTCCTAGATACCTAGACTGATAAATACTTATAACCTTGTCCACAACCATGTTTGTATCATTTGTTTTAAAGTATTCCCATAGAACAATAGAGTT